CAGCATCTACTATTGCTGGAGAGTCTAGTCAGATTACTGCGCCGGGCTTATCAATCGATTCCCCAACTGGTGCGGGAGCAAACTTCACGCCAATCGTTGTGGGTAGCGTTGTCTCCGTCAACCTGTCTGATCAAGGTTCAGGATATACCTCTGATCCCACTGTTACCTTTGCTCCTCCTCCAGCACCACCAGTTGGAAGCACAATTTCTACCAGCACAGCAACTGGTTATGCTATCCGTAATTCGATTACATACCAACTCTCATCGATTGTTATTACGAATCCGGGGTTTGGGTACACCACCGCACCTTCCGTTACAATTTCCGCTCCTCCTGTATCTCCATTAATTAATATTACATCAATGGTTACAAGTGGGATTACTGTTACTGTAAATACGTCTGGAACGCATAGCTATAGAACAAGTGACACTGTGACAATATCTGGAGCAAATCAAGCTGCATACAACGGAGATTTTGTTGTGACAGTTTTAAGCTCAACTTCGTTTTCAATTCAGTTGGTAACAGAAATTGGTCAAACAGTTTCAATCACCACATTAACAAGACTATTAACAACCGCAACTGGAACAACATCTGCTGCACATGGGTTTACTCCGGGTCAAGTTATTGCAATTAGTGGTGCTGATCCAGATGGGTACAATGGCAACAAAACGCTATTAACAGCATCTGGAACAACATTCACTTACACAGTTTCATCTTCGCTAACAACTCCTGCAACTGGAACTAAAGAAGCGTTCTCTTCTCCAGCAACAGGAACATTAAATGTTAAACTTAAAACTGGAAATCAAGCGGTTGCAAATGCAACTATTCAAACATCCTTTGTAATTGGATTCACTCAAATTTCTGGTGGTTCTGGATACGTTAATGCTCCTCAAGTAGAAATCACTGGAGGTGGTGGATCTGGAGCAACCGCTACAGCAAATGTCTCTGCTGGTGTTGTTACATCCCTAAATGTTGTTACTAACGGAACTGGTTACACAACCCCACCGATTGTAGCAATAACTCCATCAACTGGTGTATTTGTTCAATTCTCATCAACTGGAACGATGCCTTCTCCATTGTTTTCTGGGACATCTTATAGGGCAGAAACTCCATTGAATTCATCGACTGGAGTTTTTACAGTTAAGAATGCCGATTTTAGCAAGATTAACATTACATCTTCTCCAACTGGAACATTCTATGTTGTTCTATCTCGCGTTTTCGGAGTTTCATTCACAAACAAGTGGCTAGGGGATTTTACTAATCTTACAACACCATCGATCATTTATTGGGGAACAGACTATTTGTTGCCTACAACTAGCCCAGCAATTGACAATGGGGCAACTCCCGCATACCTGAATGTATCGTCTACTTCAGTTGCTAGAGCATATACCTCCTCGGCAAATGCAATTGCGGGTGGAACAACGGGTCAAATTAATGTGGTGTCTTTTGGAACTGGGCAGTCTTACTTTGCGAAGAGATTTTCTGTATCTCCACTTCCATACAACAACCTGATTCAACCCTCGTCCGTGCAATTTTTGCAGGAAAATGAGACAGTGAAGTTTTCAACAAGCGGAGTTCTGCCTTCTCCATTGCTTTCTGGAACGGACTACCAAGTTAGAGTGATTGGGGATAGTGTTAATGTGTATTCTGCATCAGTTCTGATTCCGATTACAACGCCCGGCACTGGTCAATTGTCGCTTGATATCCAACGCACATTCACGGCATCCCCATCTACAAGCATTGTTGCTGACGCTTCGTTGTATACTACGGGTCAATCCGTGACTGTAAGAGCAAATTCTGGTGATGTACTTCCATCTGGTCTTGTAGCAGGAACCACATATTTCGTTCGTCGCATCGACAACGATGAGTTTGAGCTTTACACTACCAAGTCACAATCTCAGAACCTAACTAGCACAACTGGCAGGATTTCATTTTTGACAAGCGGACTTTCCACGGACAGCAATTTCTTCGTAGATGCAATTCAAGATCCAATCTTGGTGAAAAGTGTTGCAAACATTCAAAAACCCCTCACAGACGGGTTTGTTAGCCTTTACGCTATGGACTACGGACGCAGTAGCGATTTGACGTTGATTGGTCAATACCATCCTACAGAGGTCAACCCGCAGTACCGCAGAATCCGCATTGGCAAACCATGTGCATGGGTAAGAATTGCCTACAGGCTAAAACCTCCAGTTATCACTAGTAAATACGACTTCATCCCAATTGAACACACACGCGCAATTATTTGCGGAGTCCACGCTTGCGACTTGGAAGACAAGGATTTTGCTGAACAATCACTACGTTACTGGGGATTTGCCTTGGCATATTTGAAAAATCAACAAGAACACCAAGATGGTCACGCATTCGTCCCGCCGCAGATAAATAATGAAACCTATGGCGATGGAACTGATCCAGTTATGTTCTAGTAATGAAAAGTGAAAACATTACAGCAGGAAGACTAAAAAAAGTCTCAACTGGGTGGGTGCAAGGAGTTAATTCCGTTCGCAATCCGTGGTCATTGCCAGAAAACCAATGTAAATGGGGTGTAAATGTTAATGTCCGTGGTGGCATTGTGCAGACCAGACCGGGGCATAAGATGCAACTCTCCCTTCCCGCTGGCAACTTCCAAGGTGGTGTTCTTTTTTCTTCTAATAAACAAAAGGAATCGGCACTTACAATTGAACGGGATGGCGTAGTATCGACTACTCCAGCTAAAATCTTCGACGTAAATGGAAATGGTGTCGTTGCAAGCGAGTTGTCCTACATGGTGTTTGCCGTAAATGGCAACGTCTACTACTCGCCATTCCCTCTGGTTCAGCCAAGCAACTGGGAAGATTATCGTTTAAAAAGCATCTCAATGAATCCAGACGTGGATCAATTCGTGTTTGCGCTTGCTACACGCTCCGCAAACCTATCGACTGGAACGGACGAGTTTGCTACTCCTGCCCATCGAATTGTGATGATACAAGATGGCATCTCTTATCCTTCGTACTGGGACGGGTCTGATAAGGCAGGAACGCAACTTTCCACAATTCCTGTTGGATACTGGATGGCATACTCTGGAAACAGAATGTGGATTGCTGATAAAAATATCGTACTTGCATCCGATCTGGGTGATCCAACATCATTTCAAGAACGTACCACAGGAACATCCCGTGGAGATTTTAGTTTTTCTCGTCCTGTTACTGGAATGGCAAGCTATGTCGGTCAAGATACATCAACACGTCTGATTGTATTTACTGATCGGTCTACATTCCAATTGAAATCGGGAGTCCTTGATCGTGAGCAATGGGTAACAACCGAAAACTTCCAATCTACGCTTTATCCAACTGTTGGTTGCATTGCTGGAAAATCAATTGCTTTTCAAGCGGGTCAGATGTGGTGGTACGCGCAGGGGGGTCTGATGACAGGTGATATTGCGGCAACCTCCTACTTGTCCTCTCAGGTCTTGTTCAAAGACGTTGAAATGGCAAGAGCAAAAAGACTCATGGCAGCGGATCCAACAAGGATTTGCGCCACGGGATTTGAAAACTATTTGCTGTACTCTATTCCTTACTTGCAAACCCTGAATTCAGATACAATGGTGCTAGACTATGCAGCGGCATCGGAGTGGGGGGATAATCGCAATCCAGCATGGGCAGGAGTTTGGACAGGAACACGCCCAGTCGAATGGACTACAGGAGTCATTGACGGGCAATCTCGTTGCTTCCACTTCAGTGTTGACTACGCTGCAACCAACGATGGATCATATAACCACCTTTGGGAGTCATTCCAACCAGAACGAATCGATTCATACTTGCAGATTAATCCAGACAAAACTACAACCACACTTTACAATCGGATTTACTCGCAATTTGAAACTCCATTGCTAGGAGACGAGATGGATTTAAAGAAGTTTGTCTATGCTGAAATTGAATCGACGCAGATTGGTGGAACAGTTGACCTAAAAGTGTCCTACAGAGGCAGCAAGGGGTCATATAACCCAATCCTTCAAAAACGCATACTTGCGGTCACGGATGACTACCAATGGCAGAACACTCCGTATGAGTCAGAGATACAGAATCTAGGTTTTCTTAACTCGCAGTATCGAAGGTTGACCACTGAATCGGCGCAGCGGAATTCACTTGTTTCAACTTGCGAGTCATACTTAACAGATGATGTCGATAAGGCATTCTCGTTATTACTTGAGTGGTGCGGTGAATTCGGGGTTGAAATCGTTCGACTCTTCATGGATCCTTGGCAGGAGAAATCCACGGGAGTGCCGCAAGGAGACGAGACGCAATCTTGCGTTGTGGCACAGACTGGTGAAACATTATTAATCGACCTGTTGCCTAACCCATACGAGCAACAATCTGCAAATGATAACTCATATAGCGCAAAAGTGTTCAAGACCGCAACATTAACTTGTAATGTAAATCCATTGAAATCAATTTCGGCTACGGCATCTGCTACTTTTCTATCCTACATTAGCTTTGAACACGCGCAGGAGGAAGCTGGAGTTCTTGCGCTTCAGTCCGCAACTGCCGCTGCACAGCAATTTAAAGCACAGAACCCCTGCTAATATGCCAAGCATCATTACAGCAACCAAAGAAGTCACTAGCTTTCCAAACAAGTATATATCTCCATTCGGTGATGATCCCGTGGTTCCAATTTATTCGGCAATACCATTCACAACAGGTCAAAATAACTGCTTGCCATGTGCAATCTGTGGCAGTAATTCTACGCGCAACAATATTCTTAAAGCACAGGCAGACAGATTTGCTAACTATACACAAACCATAGCCAACCCAGATGATATTCTAGTTGGATTTAATTAATACATATGAGGCCACAAATTGAATATAAACTTGTTCAAAAAGGAACCAATGAATTCTTGGAACTTGTTGATTTTGCTGAAGAGTTTGGTCACAAGATCATAGAGCATCCTAATATTAATGTTTACGCTCATTATCGAGATGGAATTCTGTTTGGATATTCCGATCATGTTTATGTGCCAACTGTGTATCCAGCATTCCATCCTAAATATACAAGACCGCAAGATGTTATACAAGTGATGAGCGATTGGAAAGCGCATTCACAACTCTCCAACTCACCGGGCTACATTGGAGTGCCTTTAAATGATGAACGAACTAACTTTACAAACGCAATAATGGAAAAATTAGGGTTGACTCCTCTTAAAAGAGAAGTTTACTCTTTAACTTAATTAACTTATGGGTGGATCAACATACAAACCAGCAATTCAGAAACCTCGTCCTGATCTTAATATGATGATGGCATCGGAGGCAAACAAGGGTATGTATGGTGGTCTTGCTTCTCAAGCTCGACTTACTGAAATGGCCGCGCAGATAAAGCCAATTTACCAAGAGTTCAACCCCAGCGAGGTATCTCAACAGGCATTTGAGCTAGGAATTGAAAACGCAAATCGCGCAAAACAATTTGAAGAAAATGTAGACCCAACTCTAGCCAAGATGCGGTCAGGCATGAGTGAGACTGTACAAAACCTAACCTCTCCAGAGAGTTGGCAGCAAAAACTAGGGCAGTGGGCAAAGACAAAAGGTCTCGCTCAAATGATGGGGACTGGACTCGACATGGGATCCACCATTGGTAAGTCTGCCATGTTCGACCAATCCACGGCACAAGGAAGACAGATTGCGCTAGAGGATATGGCACTGCGTCAAAAGTATCTCGACGCAACTCAAATGCAGGGAGGCATTGACCCCGGCTCATTGGTTGCTGCACAACAAGCCGCAAAAGGACAAAACCAACAAAGTCTCCAAGAATGGCAACGTGGTGTCTTGTCTGGAGCGCAGGGTCTGGGTCAAACAGCACAAGACGCAATTAACCGCTCAATGGGTAATATCCAATCTGCTCACACTGCAAACGTAGCAGACACGCAAAATTATAACAACATGATGAACCAAATCATGGCGCAAAATGCACAAGGCAAAAATGCAGCAATGGGATCGTGGATCAGTGCTGGTGGTGCAGTTGGTGGAGCAGCACTTGGTGCGGCAATTATCGTTTAATGAAAAATTTAATACATAAAACAATTGATAAAGTGGTTCGTTGGAACAAACAATGGCCCAATGCGGTCATCTTTTGGTCTGGAGGAAAGGACTCAACTGTACTTCTGCACCTTCTAAAATTTAAGTGTGAAATTGATATCCCTGTGGTTCAATTTCGGCAACCAAAATTCCGCGAAAGGTATGCGTATTCAGACAAACTAATTAAGGATTGGCAATTGACAATGTATGAATATCCAGCATTCAAGCACACTCTTGCGGATGGGCCTGATGTCCACACTGGAGATGTTCGCTTTGATTTGCTTCACTATTTCCAGTGGGGTCAAAACTCCATTGTTCTGTCTTTGGGAACTGAACGTCCTAAAGTGAATGAACCATTCATGTGCGGTGTAGATGACTTTTTGATGCGTCCAACTGGAACATTTAATTTTCCGTGGAATGCAGTTTGGATTGGAACTAAAGGTGGAGATACTGACTTAATGAAAGGTCAACTTTCGTTGTCACAAGATATCCGTCACATTGATGGCAACCCTGCTTCACTTTACCTTCTAAAAGATTGGAATGATGAGAATGTGTACGAATACCTTGAGACTAACAATGTCCAACCAGACCCAACTCGATATGTAAAGGGCAAACATGGATGGATGAACAATCCTGACAAGTCATTGAATGCTGATTTTTATCCTGTCTGCCTTAATTGCGTTGATCGTCACCAAGGGCCACACGTCGATTGTCCAAAGCTAAAAGCAAAGATAACTAACATCTCCCACCTTGCGCCTTACGATGACATCGTGATACCAGATTTGGGATTTAAACCAGTGAATTGGAATAACAACGGAGAATAACATTATGGGTGGATCAAGCGGACAACAAATGCCTCAAATTTGGACAGGTGCATCTAATGCAGCAAACGCAACAGGAGCATCGTCAACACCAGTACCAAATAGTCAATTTGGTGGAATTGTTGGCAGTGCATCTAACGCGCTAGGCAGAACAGGAGATACCATGCAGAATTTTTTTGCAGGAAAACTAGGAACTGGAGCGCAACCTCGACCCGATTACAATCCGCAAAAGCAACAGCAGCAAAATCAAAACATGAAAGATTTGCTAGGTGGCGCATTGGGTAAATCAGCATCTCCGTATGATCGTGCGGCAAAATCGCAGTCTGATTCCGCTTCCGCATGGTCTGCCATGCAACGTGGTAGTGGTGATGGAAGTGGTAGTTTGAGTTTTTCATCGATGGGTGGCTACGATGTCCCAGAAACTGGTGAGGAAAAGGTATCGCAGGGTTGGGCTAATGCATTTCAGTCTATTGGAACTGCTGCAATCGGCGGGATGGGCAGTAAGTTTGGTAATCCAGCAACCTCACCCGGAGGTGAATTTAATCCCAACGCTCAAGTTCGCAAACCGCTTTAATGGACAATGAATACGATTGCGAAAAGTGCGGTGCTTGTTGTTGCTTCAAATGGTCATGGCCCGTGCTACGACGAGATCGATCTGACGCAACTGGTATCCCGCAAGAAATGCAAAGGGAAGACTACCCGCTGATGAAAACAACCGATTCCAGATGCATTGCTTTGGATGGAAAGGTTGGTGAGAAGGTGTGCTGCATGGTATATGCAGACAGACCGAATTCTTGCAGACAATTTCAACCCGGTTCTGATCTCTGCAAGGAAGCGAGAAAGAAATTGACAATTTGAAATATTTAATGTATTTCACTAACAACCTAACAACTAACATTAAAATTAAGGAGTAATATTATGGGAGGAAGATCAATGCCTAAACCACCGAGACCACCAGACAACACGCCAATCTTGCTTGAGCAAATGCGCCAAAACCGAGAGGAATCGGCTCAAGCTAGGCGAGACACTGATTTGTCGCAACGCAATTCGATGATTGAAGCGCAAAACCAGCAAGCCTCCATGCTTGCCCGTGAAGGGTCACAACGCGCACAGCAGTCTATTAGTGGTATGAATGCCTTAAAAGCGGCAGAGGACTCCGCTGCGCGTCAACGTAGCTTGCTTGCGGCACAAGGTGCAGGAGCGGCAGCAACGGGAACTGGATACGATGTCAATACCGCACGTCAAGGCGCGATGGCAAATCTTGGAGCGGCATCTGGAACCCTTCCATCTACTGGCGCAAATATGCTTAACCCAACGATGGTGAACCCTGCAATGACAACTGCGGCAAATCTTGGCGCGGGTGGTGGTAACCAACGGGTCAATCAATTCGCAGTTCCCTCAGCATCTGGACTAACATTCGGCGGGGCTTAACCTTATGGCACTACCCACTGGTGGCTATTCGTACACCCCA